CGTTGCTTAGTGTACAACTAAAAGCTTGTGCTCCGTTGTACTCGCCAGTGTATTCGAAAGAATCAACATGGAAGTTTCCAGTTACAGTTTTTCCATTGCCATAAGCTAGTTGAAGGTCAACAATAGTGTCACCCTCTGCGGCCGCTTCCATCAGAGCGAATTGAGCATCGTCTGAAACCCAACCATTGAAAGACACAGCAAGAGAGCGTTGCCCTGCACTGATTTTATCAGACCATCTATTTGAGTCTTTATCTGATACGTCGATAACTTCATTGTTAATAGTCAATGTGTGAGATAAACATCCCGCGATTGTTTGGTAGGTTGTGTTCATGATCTTCAAGACCATGTCATTACCGATGTACTTAGCCATTTTTTATTCCTCTATTAGCAAGTTAAAAGTGATGATTCCGTGATGGGAAAGACCATCACCTTCAAGAAAAGTATTGTAGTTATCTAAGAGCATCAGTAAATTTGTGCTCCCTTCTGTTAATACCAGCGGTATTTTATGGAAAGCGGACTTGATATGGTCCACCATATCCAGCACCTCTTTGTCCCCATCTTGGTCGGTCCAATAGTCAAAAGTCAGTTGCCCTTCAGAGAACAAGTCTGTCTTGTCTGGCAATACTTGAACTTCACCCCATTGGATTCTCAAGTATGGAGGCGCGGTGTCTTTTGGAACGTGATTGTAAACCTTTGTCCCCACCAAAGCCGATATATTAGCATCAGCTAAAGCCCTAGATACTGCCTTGGTTAGAATATCAGAGTGCACGTTTTACACCTTTCGCCAATAAAGCCCTTATGACTTTTCGATTGGCTTTCAATGTTCTTCTCATGTATGGTCTGGCCGCCATCTTGCGAGTGCCGAACTCTAGGTCTAAAGCATAAGGGGCTCTTGATTGAAATTGCAGAACCCCAGACCTAGACCTGAAAGCCCTCAAGCCTTTTACCAATCTTCCCCTGTCATGGTTGGGGTAAGCGCCATTATTAGAAACAGTCACAGTCCTTTTAGGTCCATACCTAGTTTCGCGCCTGTTCCCTGTTATAGTCTTAATCTTCTTAGTCGCATAGGCTTTGAGTATCTTCCCAATCATGGAAAGCTCTTGGTCGGTCGCCTTGCCTACGTTCTGAATCCTTCTTAGATACTTCTTTTCTAAGTGGTCATGACCTTGAACAAATAAACTAATAGAGGCCATCAGGTTGAAAACCATACACTAGAGTCAGTGTCTATTCGTATAAATTCGCCTCTATAACTTGGACGCCTTTTCTTATCCACTCGTTTAAGTGATGTCACGTTGAAGTCATTACCATCTAAAGAAAGCCTATCTTTAACGTCTAAGTCTGTTCTGTAGCTAGTAAAAAAAACTGTGCCCCTTTGTGTCTCAAGTCCGTCTCTACTCAAACTTTCAGAGGCAGTCCCCTCGTCTATCATACACCAAACCTGAGCCTTTTGGGTCCAAGTCTTTGTCTGACCACCCGCGCCATCATTGGCTAGGTTTCTGGAATAAACAGTTACAAGAGCATCAAATTTAGATCGACACAGACTCAATTTTATATTGCTCCAAGTAAGCGTTTGCTCCTGAGTCTTTAGCACACTGGCCATCACAAGCGCCCCTGTGCTCATATAAATGAGAAGCCATTAAAATGATGGCCCTTCTAAGTGCCGCGGGAACGTCTGAGGCGTTAGAGCCATAACCCGCTATAAAGGTTACCTTGACCGCATCATGAGAGCGTAAGGAAGTATTTACAATGGTTGTATTGTCGTTTATAACCACTCTAGGATTCACGTCATCATCATAGTTGTCTAAATAATAATTAGATGAAGCATAAACTGTTTCTGTGTTGTCGATGTCTATTGTATCAACTTGGGTGATGCTTTGGCATGGTCCCCAGTCTAGCTGCAGGTATCGACCGCCTTGACCGAAAACCTCAACCTCTGACCCAATGCGGAAGCCATTGAACCAGCTATCTTTCTTTGAGTAGAAGTTATTCACATAGCCTGTAAGGGTCTGAGTGATGAACTTGCGCCCTGTGAAGTTCTCAGCATATACGCGGGCGTCTTTAATGTATTGAGTGATTAAGGCATCCTCGTTTGTGTCCGTTATGCGTAAGGATGCCTTAACCTCTTCTAAAGAAACAGGTTCAGTTGTCGGCTGAGTCGTTACTTTGCTTTTCAACTTTAGTCTCTTTCTTTGGTGTTCTAGCTTTAGTCTCTCTTGCGAAAAACTTATGCTTTATCATACGTTCAGCATCAGCTTCAGGGAGGTCTACAACCTCCCCTTTACTTGCTTTTAAAGTGACGTACCCATTTAATGAATACGTCACATCATCTAAGGCTTTAACCTTCATTAGTTACCAGATACTGGGCTCAAGTGAGCGCAACCTAGTTGAGCAACAGCGGCAACGTCTCCGTTTGTGCCGTTGGTCCAAACTAGACGAACGTATCTTTTAGAGCCTAAGTATGCTAGAGTCTTAACAGTGTCAGAAGCGTTGATTGCTTCGTCTTGAGTTCCGAATACGTCAGCGGCAACCGCGTCAGCATAACCAGAACCAGAAGTGTCAGACTCTTGAATTTTGATAGTGCCAATGGCAGTACCATCACCCAAGCCTACGAAAGTGCAAGCGTCAAAATCTTTAAGGTCGATTTCAATGCCGTTGATGTCACCAGTGGCCGCCACTGGAGCAATGGCGACCTCACTTTTAATTGTGCTTTTAAGTTCTTTTAACATTAGATTAACCTTGTTTTAAGTATTTGATTGAGTCGAAAGATTTGAAACCACCACCAACACGCTTGCGCATATGGTAAACAGTTCTGCCATTCACAGCTTGAGTGTATGGGTCTTTCAAAGTAGACATACCAGCACGATCAACGATTTGGTAACAGTCGCGGAAGTCAGCAAGAACAACACTCAAAGCACCAGTTGCGATGTCTGGCATATCTTCGAAGATGATAGTTCTTTGACCTAACAACATATCAGCTTCACCAGCTTGATAAGAAGGTTGCCAGATGTAGTTGCCTTGACCATCTTTAAGCTTACGGATAGCCGCTTCAGTGTTGCGGTTATAAGCAAAGTAAGCGTTGCCTCTATAGCCAGATTTCAAGAAACCTCTCAAAGTAACAAGCTCATCTGTAGCGATAGCAGTAGCAGAAGCAGCAGTTAAAGTGCCAACTTGTCCACGAGTGTAAACGCCTTGATTAGAACCTTTTTGAGTTGCAGTCAAAAGACCTTCAGGCTGAAGAGGTCCATTTCCAGATACGAAAGCAGTTGCCTCAACGCGCCCGAACTTGTCAGCGACATTGCCAGAAGCCCAAGACTCGATGTTCCAAGAGCTGTCTTCAAGTAGTCTGTCAGATACTACGAAGCGAGCATACATCTCACGAACAGGGATTCTGAACTCTCCCAAATCAGCGGTAGAAGTTTCAGAGCGAGTATCAACCTCGCCAACCCAACCAGCACCGAACTCATTGTCGTCATGGTAGCCAACATATTCATTGGTCCCGATAGTAACTTGAGAAGCTACAGAGCGAACTGGAGAGGTGTCAAACAATCTCTTTTCAATCGCGCCATAGTAAGGGTTTACAGTGTATCCACCTTGAGGGTCGATATTAGATTGAAGGGCTTTCTTTTCAGACTCAGATAAGTCGATAGTCTCGATGCTGTGAGGCATACCTTTAGCCATCCATTTCTGCATACCGCTTTGAAAAGCTTTAGCGTCTGTGCCTTCGTTCTCAAGTTGGTCTGCCAAAGTTTGGCCACCCATTCTTTTAACGTAAGCTTGAGTCTCTTCAATAGACTTTTTCATTTCAAGAGCCGCACTCATGCTCTCGTCGATTCTATCAAGCTTCTCTTTTAATTCCGCTTGACCTGCTTCACCAGCCGCCATCTTTGCATCAAGGGCGTCTTGTGTCTTCTTCATTTCTTCGAACGCACCACCTACTTTGGCAATTTGTTCGTTAATTTGGTTGAGTTCTTGACTCATTGTATTAACCTCAAATGTTGGGAAAATGATTGTTTAGGGATTCGAGAACGCCTGACAAATCTAACTGAGAATCGCTCCCAGTAGTTTCAACATCACCTTTGGCATCACACTCAAGGGCTCCGTATCCACTAGCAATAAATGCCTGCGCTTGTCGTTTGGAAAGCCCTGAATCCCTCAAGATTTTCTCAACATCTCTTTTAGATAGTAATTTACCATCCTCATCAGTCATACTTTTAACCCCTGTCACTGAAGCTTGGGGATTCATTGCCCAAGGTGCAATAGACACCTCAAACAAATCAATCTCTTTCAAACTGCGGATAATACCGCCATCCATATTCTCTTGAATAGCTTTCTCTATAACTCTATAACCGATAGATAAGCCCTTCACACTATTTGATTTTAATACGTTATAAGCTTGCTTGGCGCGTTCAATAGCACTCTCGCCATTCACCCAAAGCTTGCCTTCAACATAAAGGCCCTTCTCGTCCTCTTCCATCTTAGTCCATTCCCCAATGATTTCCTCACTGTTGTGATACCAAAGAAGTTGGGGGAGTTGCCCGTCTGACTTCCACTTAGCCAGAGACTTAGAGAAAGCGCCATGTTCTACAACATCACCGCCAAGGTCTACATTGCCGAACATCGAACCATAACCTGAAAACGAGCCCCTCATCGAGGTGTCGTCTTCCATCTTAATGTCTTTGAAGGATAGTTGTTTTCTTTCCATGATGCTATTATTTCTTCACTAGGTCAATCGTCAATTCGGTTCGTACCAGTCTAAGTTTATGTGAGCCCTTATGCTTGAGTCCCTAGAGGTTAGCCTAAAGACATATTTTGTTGATGCACTTAAAACAATTTCCTTTCCAAAATCAACAGAGCCTCCAGACTTATGACCCGAAGAAATAAAGTCTTGAATAATAACCGTTCCATCTGCAGTCGTCGTTACATCAGTTGACATGCTATTTGATGACCCTGTGTTGTCGATAACGCCTGAATTAGTAGAACTGTCCCTATTCTTGTTATAAACGGGGATGACTGTTCCTGTTGCAGATGTTACAGTTGGGGCTTCTAAAACTTCAAAGTCAAAAGCTCCGCTCCCGTGAATGTCAAAAATAATATGAGGAGCATTAGAGGCAGGGGTTTCAAAATAGGCATTTATTGAACTGCCATTAGCTAAAGAGCTTGAGTTATGATGAGCCATAAAAGACCGACCAAGATGAATGTTTTTATGAAAAGTTGCTATGACTGTCAGAGTTCCTTGGAGCTCAGATATAACACTGTCCAGCTTTGTGTTTGTGTCTGTATGTAGACTCTCAAGGCCATCAGTGTTTGCATCTATCTCATCAAGTGCAGTTTGTTGCGCATCTTGCTTTGCCTTTACTTCGTCAAGCTTGGTGTTTGTAGATGTTTGAAGCGTTTCCAGCCCATCAGTGTTGCCATCTATAGCGGTTAAACTGGCTTGAAGCCCATCTAATTTTGTATTAGTGGAAGTTATAAGAACCTCAAGCCCATCTGTGTAAGACTCAATATTTGCTAGGCTCCCGTTGGTTGTCCCTAGTAAAGCCTCTAGGTCATCAGTGTTATCATCTATGTCCTGTAAAATCTGGTTAGATGTTGTTATAAGAAGCTCAATAGAATCCAGATTGGCGTTTGCAATATCAAGCTTAGGCTCTATTTCGTCAACATGACCTATAATAATATCAAGTTTGCCCTCTACTTCATCGGTGTTGTTATCAATGTCTTGCAACAAAGTGGTAACACCCTCTCGCCATGTGACAACATCAAACTGTGAGTCATCACTTTTTAGCTCAATGCCTGACCCTGCTAGATGCTGATGGCGTTTAGATTGTGGGACGTTGCTCAACCTCTGATAATATCCTGTGTAAAGATAATATCGCCAGTGCCTAGAGGTATCTCTCTGTAAATAGTGTCACCTGAGAACTGAATACCTAAGCCGATAAAGTAAGTAGGCCCAACCGATATAGAAGAGAAGTCATTGATTCTCGCGGTTATGATATTCCCAGCTACCGATAAATCCGCGCCTTCAGTTATGCTGTACTCCGCATCTACATCAGCGGCAAGCTTATCGCTTTTAAGCATAAAAATCAACGCTGTTCTGTCTGCTATATCCAGCCCGTTGACTGTTAGGAAGTTCGACACGTCTATAGAAATGTCCTTCTTCGTTCGTCCGTATGTAAGGCTTAGAGGCATAATTGAGCTTCGTCGTCGGTGATTGAAATAGTTGAATCGTTTGAATCAATGGTGATTGTAACTTCATCAGAGATTGTGGAAAGTGCAGAATCGTCACTTGATATAGAAATGACCGCCTCATCGTCAGCAATAGACAAAACAGCGTCCTCGCTGTATGAGTCAACGAATTTAGGATTTAAGAACAGCAAAGAAGCTGGACCGCTATCAAAAACACTTTGGTCCTTCAGCTTATCCCCGTAAGTAGTCAAGTTATCTCCTTAGCCCAAACAGCGGTAGCGATTTCTTCAGCGGTAGCGTTCTCCACAACTTGAACATCAGTTGCTACAGTTCTAACTATCTGCACGTTGTTAGTTAGGTCATCAACCTTGAAAGGAGTTAGACTAGAAGTAGCGTCTTGAACAACTGTTCCAGCCACAACCAATTCATGAGTCGTATCAAGCGGCCTTATTCTCCAATCATTCATGATAAAATAATAAGGACCAATGAAAGTAGAACCAGCCAAAGGCTCTTTAATAACCCTCATAGCTTGCTCAGCATTGGCTATGCTAGAAATAACAGCATCCTTCCATCGACTATACAAGTCAAGCATATCCAGCTCATTTGTAGTCGTGAGCTGGATAATTTTATTCGCTATGTCGAACGTGTAAGACATTAAGGATTCAAATAGTTTCTTTCAAGTGCACTAGATAGAACAAAAGTCAATCCAGTAGCTCTAGTGATCGTACCAGTAGCAACAACATACTGAGCCCCACTTGTTCCAATAGCCACAATGGTAACGTCTGCATCAGTGTTAGCAGTCCTGCCTCCCTGAACATTGCCCTCATAGTCGAAGTCGAAAGCTATAGAAGAATTACCAGAAACAAGACCAGATATGTCAGCGCCACTATTGTCGTCAACCAATACAGCATTAGAAGTGCCAAAGTTGCCAGCAGGGTTTGTCGTGAAGAACATTCTGTAAATCGACGTTGAGTCATTTTGCAGGTTGGCGTTAAAGTTTAAAACACCAGAAGACACAAAAGGAAAAGTTCTTTCGGTGTTTGTGTTGTCCTGAAATGTTAATCTGTTTTGATCTGTAGACTGAAAGTTGTCGATATATACTCCCCCTCCTCCTGCTTCTGGATTTGTGGCAAATTTTGTTTTAAGTGTATCTCCAACAAATTCAAGAAGTTCGGGCGCAAGTTGACCAACAAGAGTAGAAGCATCGTCATCAATGTCAGTAGATTTACGAAGAGCAGACTGAACAGCCATATAGATTTCTTCAGCGGTTCTGTTGTTTCCGTCGATGATGATTCCAAAGTCTCTAGCTGTTCCACCTATAGTCCTCGACTGTGCTGAGTTGTGGAATGTTATCGTGACTCCGTAAGCGTCCACTGTTACGTCTGATTCTGTCACTTTGAGATCAGCAGCATTGGCAAGAGGGAATCGGTAAGCTTGAGAAGCCAAAGACGTTACACCGATGCCAGCTAAGTCAGAAACAGCATAAGACTTGGCCTGCTCTCTAGCATATATAGTTAAAGAGCTTCTTCGATCAAACCCATCACCATAAGATCCATCGCCATTGGGGTCGCTTAAAATCTGTATGGCTTCGTTGATTGGACCTGTGTAAGTAAAGTTTGTGACTGAACCTGTGTTGTCGTAGTAGGGCTGGTCTGAGCCTCCTAGCGTACCTAGTGAGATGATGCCTGCGTACATAGCAATGATATTCCCAGAACTGTTTCGCTCTGACCATCCAGCGGTACGAATCAGATTCCTTGTTGTTGCATCGGCAGGAGCCCAGCCGTCTAGCCACTCAAAACTTTCAGCGGTGATAGCCTCGATGGGAAATTGGAAAGGTATCAATGCCGCTTCACTACGCCATTCTTCTTTCAAGAAGGAATACAGGCACTGCAACGTCACACCATCAGTAGACAAATTGCCAGTCGCTACAAGCTGAATCGTCTTCGCGCTTGTGCTGATGACTACTTCTGTGCCTTGGTTTAGGTCGTCTGGATCTGTGATTAACATGCGATTTGCTCCATTTTTATAATTCTGCCTACTGTGCTTCGGTCTACACCATATCTTCTTCCGAGTTCTCTTTGAGATACCGATCCATTAGAGTAGTCCTCAATTATTTTTCTTTGAACATCATCAGGTACTAGCCTAAATCCATTCCTAGTCTTTCTTCTTGTCGCCCATGTCTTCTTTGTGTCTCTTAATCCTTCAGCAAAAGAATGCCTTAAATTATCAGCATTGCTAATCCATTCCAAATTTGACTTATGGTTATTAACTTTGTTTCCATCTTTGTGGTTTACTGTCAAAGACTTGTCACCATCTACAAAGCATTCAGCGACAAGTCTATGGATATATTTCTCAAATCTTTTGCCTTCAGAATCATATAACCAGACTCTTTTATATCCACGCTTATCGAAACAGGGTTTCAACTTACCTCTGATCCCAAAGACTTCACCCCATTCGCTTACAGAGTATCTTTCAAAACCTTTTATTTTTAGACTCATCTTTTACTCCTACGGATTATTGTAATTTCGGTCAATACGTTGTTGGATTGGCAGCGTGACATTAGATGATGTATCAACCGCTAAAAGTCTGACAGGGACATAGCCAACATTGAAGACAACTACATCAACTGAACTCTCTATCGTTGTAGTTGAAAATGTAGTGCCGCTGTTTTCAACTCCATCTATCTCAGTTGTTGTCCCTGCTTGGTAAACTCTGACCTCAGAGTTTGATTGCAAGCCTGTCAACGTCAATTCTGTAACTGTTGTTGTGCCGTTGGCATCGGTAAATGTGCCAATAAATGACTCATTGTTTGCAAAATTAATAAGACCTGTAGTTATTATGTCACCAATAAATGTACTTGCGTTGATTGTTATCAAGTTACCTGTTATATCAAAAGCGGATGAGGCTGTTTCGTCTATTGTTACATTGTAAGCACCGGCATATATTTGATTACCTGATCGAGTGACAATAAAATCAAGATACGTTCCAAAGTTATCTTTTAAATAAGAATTTGCTCTGTCGTAAAATTTTGCAACAGTATCAATATCTGTATAAGCATCGACGGTCGTTTTGTTTGGCTCTGTTATATTTGAGTCTGGCAATAGTGCAACAAAATCCTTCGTATCTTGATTAATTGTAATTGTGTCGGTTTTAGGTAAAAAACCGTATTTGTACACTGACCTTGCATGTTCTTCCCTGTTGGTTTTTGTATTGCCTGCAAACGTGGAGTTTTGTAGACATACTGTGCCATCGTAAGTAGGTAGGCTAGAATTAACAATACCGTTAACATCTGTGGTTGTGTTTACAACAACGCTACCCGTTTGGTCAGTGATGTAAACTTCTGCCCCTAACATGGCATAACCTGACGAGTCTGTTACCTTAAAATCGTACCTAAAAGCTATCCTAGTAATGTCAGAAGAGTTTGAAAAAGCAGCCCTAAGAGTCAAAAAGTCAGGGTTAATGAAGGTCATATCGCTATTGGAGACATTTGGAACAATATGAAATGTGCATGAGTCAACTTCAAGGTCACGCAGAACCAGTGGAGTAGCGCCTGGTTGGATTGCATAAGTACACGATTCAATCTTAACTTTCTCAAGGGTAGCAGACGTAGGATTATATAATTTTACTCCGACTGCGGAAGTATGGTGGAATCGACAACCCTTGTAATTGATTGTGTGACCTGAAAGCGATGAGCCACCCGCAGTACCTATACCGTCCTCGATTTCCAAATCGGCGTCCTGAATGACTACTGTAGAATTAGCTGAGGGTTCAATACGACCTTTGGATGAGTTTACGCCTGTTACCGCGAAAAATCCGCCATATATAGTTAAATTGCCACCGTTTTGTAACTTAAACCTGTCATAATTGCTGTTAGATGACGCATAACAGAATGCAACAACATTCTCTGCCTTGCTATTTGTATCAAGTTTACCTGTTCTCAATTCTGCATTATTGCCATTTACTATGAATTGGTCAGCTATAATTTGGATAAATTCGTTTTGCGGGTTCCATAATGATGCAGTGTTATTATCACCGATACTTATTTCAGCATTAAATATATAAGTGGCTCGGCTGTTATTTGACGATACTATCTCAGTGGCTGTACCTACTGATGGATTTGAATCAATTGCTGATTTTAAATCAGCACTCGTTATATCTGTACCTGTGCATACTAGCCTACTTCCTGATACTGTGTAAGTTGCCACTAGCCCACCTCCCTAGCCACAACAATGTAGTTAGCATTCCAGTACATATAGTCACCATTAGGCAACTGCTTAGAGTGCTCAACATCAAACACGATGTCGTCCGTGACAGGAAACCCAAAGCCACTCATTAAAGGATCTGGCAGCTCAAATTCAAGACCTACCCATTGTCCGTCTGTTGTTGACACCGATTTTAATTTCATATCTTAATCCACCTAACGCGACAGCGGCAGTTGATTCGGTTAGCGGCGCTAAGTCCTCTATATCTTGGATATGGACATTCCTCACCACCGACTACAAAGTTTTCTCTTGCATCCACTGTCTGCCCCTCAGCATATTGGTGAGGGTCTCTGACTTTAGAATCTCGCCTAGTTACCCAGACCTTCATAGCAGAGCCTTTTAAGATTCTCTTGTTTACATCGTCGTTCGCTTCAGCTGTAACGCTTCCAATTTCTGTCTCACTTATTAACTGTGAGCGCCTAGAGTTTGTCTTTCTCAGGTCTTTACGAATAGCCTT